CTAGAACGTTAGCGTCCAAATGCCGCTGAGACTCATGCTCGAGGTAAACAGGATTGGGCTGATGGTCTTGCGTGCTAGCAGCGGGGTCGGCTGAATGGTGCCCGGAAGTACCACCACCGTCTTGTTCGCAAACAACCCTAACTCCTGAATGTTGATTCCGACCGCACCCGTATCACCCGTCCCCAAGCTCCAATTAAATGAGACGCTACCAGCGCCATCTTCCGAATGCGAGTCGAGCACCTTGTAATAGGCCGGTGCCGTCAGACTCGTATCCGTAAGGGATGGAGTGACAGCGCTCGATCCAAATCCCACCGCGCTCGCAAACTCCCCGCTGGTGTCGCCGCCCGTTAACGCGGCCAATGCCGGAAGGCCTGCGTTGACAAACAAGTTGTGGTCCTCGATAGTCGCGATCCGACAGCCGTTCTTAAACACCTGAATCCGCAGAGTCCCGCGTGGACGTTGAATCGAATGGTTTGCCGCGCGGCTTCGGATATCTCTGTGCGGAAATGACCAACCAATTAAGCCCGGTACTTCATTGGACGACTTCATTAATTCCTCCGACGTCAAGATCATGTTCGCTAATCACAGACCGGTGCTCGGGAACGGCGAGACTTATCCGCCTTCTAGAACTGCGTTGCCATTAACGATCAAGGCCGCGTCTGCTACTGCCGGCTCGTTAGCACCATACGTGATCCCACTATGACGATAGTGTGCTGAATAGAGCGGAACCGCGGGTCCATAAATATCGAGGGCCGGGGGCAGAGTTATAGCTATGGAAAGGGCCCTATCGGCCGGAGCCGGAGCGGTATCGAGTTGATACTCCGCAATCCCATTCAGCGTCAAACTGTCAAATGGGGTTGGTGGAGCATCAATGACGGTGGGCAATACGAAAAGCAGCGAGTCGAGCAATGACCTTGCCGGTTTGAAGACATTTATCGCAGCGGTTGCGACGCCGGGAGCGCCCGACTCTATGCTTTGGCCGGCTTGCAGTTGAATCAACACACGAAAAACAGCCCAACCCTCGCTGGCCGGGTACTGAGTACTGCCCCAACTGCTTTGGCCTTCAAGAATCGAAACACTTGGCCAGCCCAAGGTCGCAAGCGCGCTTTTAACCGACCAGGGCGTCCCTCGAAAACGGTGCATTTGGATCGCCGATTTTATCAGCGCCCGTTCTCCCGCAATAACTGTGCTTTGCTGCACGGTTGCCACTGAGGACGCCTCAGTCAGCGTGTCGATATTGATCAACGCGTCTACATCAGTGATGGTATCGACGCTAAGAATTACGGGCGCGATACTCTGCCAGAGCGGCGACAAGATATCGAACTGCCACGCCAGAAACGGCAATGCGCTGGCGGGCACCGAGTCTATTCGATAGACCAGGAGCGGGGTCAGATCGATCGCGGCAAGCCTAACGACGAGATCCATCAGAGCGGCACTACGGCTATCGTTTATAGAGGGAGGAATCTGGAGCTCGGCCATGAGTCAGTCTCACATTTGAAGGATCAATCCGGTGCGCGGCTAGCTATGTTCACCGCTTACGGCCTGCGCGATTGAAATGCTGGTGCAGTTGGCCCATTGGCCTGGAGTCAATTGCGTGTATGAGGGAGAACTAAGCGTCACCTCGTAGACTCCGGGAACCGAGAGCGCCGCGACTATCTGGCTAGGAACGATATCTCTCTGAATCTTCGACGCGAGGTCGATCGCGAATTGTTGGACCGCGCTAGCCGCCGCGCTGATAGTCAGGTTAGGATCGGCGTCTGAGTATAGGGTAACAATCGCGCTAATCTGATAATCCACTTCACTGACAGCCGACGTAACAACCGTGTCAGTAAGTGGTCGCGTAGTATCAGAGCTGAGCGCGGATTGGACGTTACTGAGCAACGCCGAGCTCGCGATGGCAGTGGCATTGGGCGCGGCGGCCGGTTGTACCGCTATCGGACCGGTCAGCACGTAGACATTCACTGTCCCGGGCGCGACGCTGACTACCTGCACATCGCTAATCGACGGATCGACACCTAGCGCGAAGAATCGGTAGGCGCCCGCGGGACCTGCTGAACTGAATCGATTCGGGGCGGCCTGTATCCTGGTGCGCAGATGATCATCGGTTTCGGACGCTGAACCGCCGGAACTGGTGCTAGTGTTGGAACTACCGGACACTACGGCACTAGGATTCAGCAATACATTGATCTGTCCCGGCAAAAAGCCGTTTCCGCCCGAGCCGGCAACCGTGGCGCTTGCATTGACCGTCGCGCTCGTCGCACCGGCACTGATCGTCACATCTGCATTGGTAGCGAATACTACCTGGCCATCGCCGCTACCGACCTGAGTTCCTGCCGCTATCGTATAGTCGACGGTCAGAGCGTTTGCGAGAGTGAACTGTATCGCGGTCGCAGCGGGTTGCGCCTGCAGGCGAGTAACTCCCACTAGTCCGCCGAGATAGTCGATCATCGGAAAAATGGCGAACGCAAGCAGATTCTGCTGCGCCGCATACTGAACCGCATTGCGTACCAATGACTCCCGATAAGCAAACAGATCGATCAGCAGGCGTTCAACTTGCGCAGGCTGCAGCGTATGGCCGGACGATGACTCGAACGTCGCGATCATATCGGCAAGAATCAGATTCGGATCGGTGCCGTCGGCATCGTTTACAAACACCGGTGCCGGCAGTGAAAGAATCCCTTGCGCCATCACGCACCTCCTGGAAGGCCGACCACCGTGATCTGGCTCGAAGAAGCCGGACCGGCGAGTTTGAGTTGCCACGTTACAGACGCGTTTAAGTGAGCCCCCGACTGAGAGCTATTGTCGCTGGCAGGCGCTACGCTTATCGACTGAACGGTCACGCGAGGCTCCCACATTGCAATGGCGGCGCTGACTTCGCGCACTATCGACGGCATAGCCACGTTGATCGGATTGTCGATGTACTGCCACAAATCCGCGCCGAAGGTGGGTCGCAGCGGGTCTGATCCTTTCGGGGTCGTGAGAATGATCGCGATGCATTGATCGATATCGTCGATACCCTGTACCACATACCCAATTGTACCTAGTTTTAGCGACCAGTCCGCCGAAGTGATGTCGGCGAGCGTAATAGCACCAACACTCATCTCTGGCTCCTGCGGTTGCTCTCAATTGTAAAACAACACGGCATTGGATTGGTAATCTCAGTCATTGCTCTCGGAGTCTGGCGGCTCACGGCAGCGGCGGGTAAACCGTCACTCCGCCTGGTAGAATACTGATGTATGACGAACCTGATTGGAGTAGGATTCCGACAGGCGCACTTATCGTAACCGACGCGCCATTGCCCCCTAGCACCACGAAGGTGTGAAGGGTCGCATCATACTGGATCGTCGTTCCATCACTGAAGTTAATGGCTAACAAGTGCGCGGCCGCATCGTACTTGATCGCGGTTTGATCTTCGAAGTTCAGTGCAAGCGAGTGGGCCCCGCTATCGTACTTGATGGCAGTAGAGTCCTGAAAGTTGAACGCCAAGACATGCGCCGCACGATCGTACTCGATGGCGGTACCGTCCTTGAATCCCAGGTGACATTTATCGGCGCTTTGAACGGGGGTGGCATCCACCTGCGAATAGATCGCTCCCAGTACGACTCCGGCTTCGTCACGCTCATCCATCAGGCATACGACCTGCTCACCGATGTCCGGCAGCCAATAGGCCTTATCATTTTGCGCCTTTGGAACCACGACCGGCAGCCAATAGCTAAGCATCTGATCGAATTCGTTGAACACCACCCGCAGGCGCCCCAGTGAGAGGTCTTGATCCTTTACGGTGCCGAGACGAAATGCAGCGCCCAGTACTCCTCGTCTATCGGAGCTCGAACTCCCGCTAACGCTAGACAACACGGCTAACCTCCAGACGAGTGGTGTATCCGTGGGCACGATCGAGTTGATGACGTGCGACTAGAATGATATAGGTGCTATCGAACTCGCCAAATCCGGACAGTAGGACTGTGTTACCGGACGCCATCGCTACTGACCCGGGCATCACCAGGCTCGCCTCACCCACGAACATGTTGTGAGTATGGAGAGCCGCCTGTGCCTTCAGAAGCGCTTGTTGCCCATTCTCGCATCGAGTCACTAACTTTAGAACATCGCCCGTCGCTATCGGTGCGGCTGCCGCGGCGCGTTGAACAATCAATGACTTAGTTGCCGGATCGTGGTAAGCGCATTGGGAACCGAGGTAGGTGCTGTGGGTTCGGTTACGGAACTCGAAGCTCTCAACGTCAGTTCTGCTCACGGTCTGCGCCGGTGCTATTCCCTCGAGAGTGGTTCGCGAATAAAAGACCAGCAGCGAGCCGCGAATCGTGAAGTCGTATCCATGCTCAACAGCCAGCCGCTTCAGAAATGTTAGGTCGGTCTCGTGCTTCTGCGTGACCCGCTCGAATACTATATCGGTAAGATCGGGCGCACTGACCACCGTAAGTCCATACTTACCGGCGATCAATTGCGCTATCCCCAGGAGGCTTTGGCTTTCGTACCCCGCGCTATTGAAGGTGCGCATAGCCGGAGTGATGTAGGCCGCGAGCCCTCGAAGCGTAAAGGTGTCCGGCGGTCCCGCTAGTTCCAATTGGTCGACCTGAAAGTCCCCGCATGGCAGCAGACCTTCACTCCGGTATCCCAATGCTAGATTGAGTTCGTCACCCAACGCCGGATACCACGATGTTTGCCATTTCCGCTGGTGGTCCTCGACGACGACCTCGACCTCGCCTGAGAGTTCAGAGAGATAGTCGGTGTAGCTGATACTAAGGACCATCGAGGAAATATCTGCAACGATATTGATTCCTGCGTAGGTCAACACCCATTCTGGCGAGCGGACAGGATATGATATTAGTGATGCCATGCTCGCGTTACCTAGGACGTAGCACTTTTCCATGGTGGCAGGTTCGTCACCACAACCGCTGCCGCCTGTAGCACTGGAATAACGACAATTAGCCCCGCAGCAAGCACGGGCTCAATGGGAAGATCCGGGTTAGCCATAAGCATGGGGCCGAATAGGGTCGGATCGCCGTAATACTTCCAGGCCAGCAGATCCCATCTGTCGCCATCTGAGCTGATGTATGTAATGTACTGAGGGCTACTCATTGAGCACTTCTTACTATTACCGATGTGGCCACGTCCTCAGGCAACAAGGTTGCGCTGGGCGGCCCTGACGGCGCGGGCGATACAGCCAGTGCTGACAGCCCCGTCAAAAGACTAGGGACGGTTGAATTACTCGAGGCGCCGCCCGCGACGACTGCGATTGGGAGAAAGGACGGGATAGCAGGCCCGGCAGGATCAAATTCGATCGGCGACTCGCACAGGCTCAGCCGTACTGTGACCGCGAACATATCTCCCGAACCGCTTAGCTGGCGCGACAGCGTATCTATCTTGGTGATGACAAAGTAGCCCCGGAAGTCACCGTTTCCGAATATTAACGGCAGCGATGCATGAGTCTCGGCGCCCTGGAGCAGAACCAATAAGCTGGCGGCTGGATCGGTAAAGGAGCGATGCAGAAGCATCTCCAACCGGATTGTCATCAGTTCATCCGCCAACCACTGTAGCCGAGGGCGAGCTTGAACCACGCGATGTTCCGCATAGTCATATCCGCGCGAGTCGCTGAGCGCTTCGGGCGAGCCCACAACCTGGAATGGAATGTCACCTAACAGTGCAAACATTAGAACTCTGTCCTTTGACGACGCCGCAACTCGCCATACCACTGTTCATACAGGGCTTCCCGGTGCTGGCGCAGCGCCTCTAGTACCTGATGTTCGATCTGTTCCGGATCGTGCGAATTGATAACTATCGTGGGTGACGAATTGACAGTTACTGAGATCGCGTTTCTCGAATCCATCTCTGGCCATCCTATGGGAACGCTCGCGAGGGCCGGCGTCAGCAGCAATGGAACGGCAAGTAGCGCTGTCGCAGTCCTGCCAAGAGGTATGGTTAGTGCTCGAGGTCCGCTGCTGCTGATTTCTGGCTTCGCCAACGTCATGAACACCGACGCCGGAAAACGCAACGCGGCCGCGACAAGCGAGCTCCATCGTGATGAAGCGAAACCGTATCGATGCCGCGCGCGTTTTCGTCCGGTAGGTCCGTCGGTATCCGGATCTGACTGTTCGTTGGAATAAGGTTCGGACTGTCCGTCGACGACCGATGCTACCTTGCGGATGATTGTGGCCGCTTCAGCACTCAGAGCCGAGCCAACATTTCTGATAGTCCGCACGATGGCGCCCCAATCCCGCCACAGCAAATGGGAGGCTCCCACACCGACGGCTGTCCCCGTCACTATGGCCGCGATCGTGAAGGCGACTTCCGGAATCGCCCGTCCCGCCGCGACGCCCGAAACGCCTGCAGCGATTGACGCCACGAACTCCGATCCGATCACGGCTTGTAGAACTCCACGAGCCACACCGACCCCAGAGACGGCACGACTAGCGACAGCGCGCCCGATGCTAGTTTTCAAAAGCCAGCCAATTATGTCGCGCCAGAGCTTTGCCGTCGCAACGAAAGCGCCTCCCACAAACATCACCGAAAGCGCTTTCGCCAAAAGCGATAACGGTTGATCTGATTGAGGCTTGCCGCTGCATTTGTATTGACATGCTGTCCTCATGGCTTGACTCTGCGCCAGCAGCCGTGTTGTATTCGAGCTAAGATCCGCGATGCGAAGCGCGGCCACTCCCGAAGTGTCTGCCAGGATTGCCAGTTTAGCGCTTAGAACGTTGATTCGATCGGTTGCAGCCGACAATGCTGCCGCGAATGTTGCGATCCGGTGGAGTTCGTGGAATTTAGGCTGCTCGGTCATCGATGATCTTTTTAATGGACTTTGAAACTAGATGGACTATTCGTGGCATCAGTTCTGCGAACTCATATGGCACTATGGGACTCGCGGGTTGGTGCTTGTCGGAACTGCCGTTGGCATCGTTGGCGGACTACCAATAGGGGTTGTTCGTAAACGAACGACACTTGAAGCCTCACCTTCGTCGGCATATTAAAACCGGAAAACCAAAATGAACGACTGCTGGCACCAATTGAGCCAATTCCTTACGTGGGGAAGCAGTCCCGAGGGTGTTGTTTTCATGGTCGGACTTGGCGCCTTGGGCGGTCTGGTCTTTAGGAGTTATTCGCACCGGCATCGAAATCATTCGGGCAGCTTCCGCAGCCTGGGCCGAAGGTGCGGCCAAGGCCCGTGAGAGACGCCTTGAGAAGCAAGTGATAAGCTCCGACGCCCGAGCACAGGGCCTCACTGACCTACACAATCGATCCGGCGATCCTGATTCCAACCAAGCTCCCGGCGACATCTCGCCTAACAGCGACATTTGATTAGTCCCCTCCGCGAGCGGCGTCGGTCACGCTGCGGTTGTGCTCGTTGACCGCTTCCAGCCAATAGCTAAGCTCGCTGAAGTCCATCGCCGCCAACTCCTCTACTCCGAATCCGAAGTGAACGAGGGCCGCGAAGGCGCCGGCGGAGGGCCCTGAAAATTTGCGCCCGCCACCTCCGACTGCAGCGCCAGCACGTCGTTAAGATCCATCGCGAGGAGATCCTCGTAGACGATCTTCTCGCCATCGATCTCTACCAGCTCGGCGATTAGTGCAAACACCACCGCGGTCGGGTCGCCCGATACTCCCACCACGCGTTGCGCGCGCATCAGGTCGCGCCCGAAGCCTCGCCGGATAGTCGCGTTCTTGCCGGAGGGGAGGATCAGCAAGCTCCGATCTTTCGGTTCGGCTTCAGGCGCTTCCCGAAGCTTAACTCCGTTTACAGTTACATCATCCGATCTCATCGGAAGTCCTCCTCACTCACTTGCGATGTTGTAGGGTTGGATGGAAGAGCTATGTCAGCCGCCCAGGTTCGCCCGGAAGGTGGATAGCTGGTCGACTCCGCCCACGACGTATACGTTCGCAAACACATCGTAGAGGTAGATCTGGGTTCCACCAACATAGAGTTCGCAGTGATAGACACTAACAGTAGAATTCGTCTCAACCATCGTCTGATGCTTGAAGCTGGCGGTGCCGGCGTCCTTGAACACACCCGTCATCAGGTACACCACCGGCAACTCCGCCGAGCGGCCCTGACTGGTGTATTGCTCGAGATTTCCGCGAACCTGGAACGAGTGCGTTTGGAAAGGGCTCGCCGCCATAGTGAGGGTTTCTGCATCGAACGAAGCCCATTTGATTTTCGCTTCGAGCTTGTCCACTCCACTCCACAGCTCGGCGGTACCCACCATCCCAAGTCCTTTGTAGTCGATCATGCGATGCTTCGGCTGTGGGATCTCGACCTCTTCCGCTCGCCCGAGGAGTCCAACACCATCGATGTACACATTGGCGTTGGCGAGTGAGTTGATTTGAATGTTCATTCGATTACCTCTGTAAGTCTTCGAGCCTTGCTATGCAGTGGCGAGTGCGGAGGTGGTCAACGCATTGGTCTGACCGAGTTGCTGGAGCAGCGAGATGTCAATGAAGGTCTGGAAAGTCAGGCGCTCAGCGGGAGGCGGCGGCATGACATCGATGTCGAACACCAACTGCCCGGCGGAAATCTGACTGGTTGGATTCGCCGCGGGATCATAGCTCGCGCTGCCGGCCACCAGTGCTCCTCGCTGGATCAATGTTCGCAAGAACGAATTCACCGATGCCAGAATCGCGGTGATGAGCGCATTGGAAATCGGTTGATCGATGAACTGTAGCATCGCGAGCTCGACTGACTCCTCGATCACATCCATCGTGCGGCGCACACTTATGAAATTGTCGGGCTCGGTGCTGATAGGATAAGCGGCCGAACGATTTCCCCACACCCGGAACCCGGTACCGAAAGCGTTGAACACGGTGACTATCCCGGCGGAGTTGAGATTGTTCACGTCCGAATTGGCATCGATGGCCGATGAATAAAGCTGGATGTCGGGCCCTAGAATTCCTTCCACCTCGACATTGGAAGGAGACCACCAGTAACCGTTCGCGAGGTCCTGTGCAGCAATCGCTCCCGCTACCCATGAGGAATAAGGTCCTACCGCAAGCGCATTGAACTGCGAAGTGATCGGCGAACCGGTCGTACTGAGAGTCACGCCCGTTGGGACGAACCCGGTATCGTAAAAGGTCTCCTGGGGATAACAAAGAATAGCACGCTTGCTCGAGGTGTTGAATGCGTTTCCAGCCAGTCCGCGATTGCTGATAGCACTCGCGACCGGTGTCGACGGAGGCGAGTCGACTAGCGCAACCGCTCGAATCATGTTAGCCAAAACGACTTCAGCCGACGCTACATCTGCGGACTGCGAGTATCCGGGGGCGATTAGAATCTTCGCGAAGAATCCCATGGTTCCATAGGTGGTCTGTAACGCCTGGATTCCGGTGAACACACCGCTCGCAAAGGCGCCGATGATGTCGGAGTCCTGCACCTTGGTAGGGTCCGCGTAGTTGAAGGACACCAGCACCGTCGCACCCGGCGCGATGTGACCTCCCGACGCGGTCGGGACAATCGTCACTACTCCATTAACTGCGTCGAGGGTGTAGTCGGTCGCGGCCGCATAGGTAGTACCTACCGGGTCGCTGGTAACTACTACATTCGATACTCCCATGTGTCCAAGGTTGATTACACCTTGAGCGTTGAATGGGTGAGCAGTAGCGGCCACCGAAGTGAAGTGTCGCGTCTGATCGAATACATTGACGACGATGGTCTGGCCCGCGCCTTGGTCCTGAATAGCCGCGAGTGCGTAGGGAATCGTGTAGCCCTGCACGATCGGCCCGAACTTCGCCGCATCGAACGCTGACGACACCAGCGTCGGGGTGTTGATGGCCGGCGCCGTCGCTGGAGCCTGAACCGCCCACGAAGGAGCAGTCCCGACCAGACCGATGATAGCGGATTTCACCACTGTCACCGGGACCGGCCCGTTGTCGACTTCGATTACTTCAATTCCGTGTAAGAAACTTGCTGGCATGTTTTCACCGTATGATTTTAAGATTGTGCTCCGGCTAAGACTGTGCTTTACGCGTAGGGCGCGATTTCTCCTGCCGACGCTATCGCCGCGTCTGCATAACTCCATGCAATGTTGACTGAGGCACCAACTGCTATCCCGCCCGATGATATGCGCGTCACGATGCCGTTGACCGAATCGAGCATGAAATCGGTGCCGAGAACGAAGGCTGAGCCACCTAGAGTGCTTACCGTTAATGCGATGATGTTTCCGTTCGAAAGTTGGATCTGATCCTGTGAGTTGAAGGTGAATTCGGTCGCGCCGATCGTCACCGTACTTTCACCACTCGCCTCGAGAGCTACTCCCTTGATGAAGAGTGGGAAGCCGTAGGTGGTCGAGGGCTCAACAGCCATAGTTGTCAGCCCGATAGAAAGGAGATAGGTCCACACGCCGCCGTCGACATCGCGATCGACGAATTTCTCGCGCACCATGAAGATCTTGCGCGCGCCGGGAACCCGGTATCCGGTCAGCGCGGCGCGGATCGCTTCCAGGATTGCGTATGCGCCCGGAGAGGTCCCTCCAGGAGGCCCGCCCACGTTCCATCCCAGGTCGCGCACGAGTACGGTGACGTCGAACTCCATTTTTCGTTCCTGGATGATCGCCGCTGTGTCCTGTAACTGTCCGTACTCAGATCCGCGATATACAACCAGCGCCGCGCCGATTCTATGCGTAAGTCGATAGTTCTTAGGGCTATCAGGGAAATGGACGATTTCGATCGAGGTCACCATCGCACGCAACCGCGTAACGATCGCCGTTTCGATAGTGGCGAGATCGATCGCTGTGGGCGGCGAAAACTGCTGCCCCGTCCATGGCGTGTCGAGAACGACTCCCATTGTCCCTAGAATCCCTTGAGGGTCTTGCGGCTGAAGACGCGTACAGGTCCGGTAACCTGTTCGGCGCCTTGTGCTATCAAAGTCTCGTGACCATCGGCTCCTATACCTAGAGTCATCCGACCGCCGGCAACCTTGGTCAGCATCGCGATCGCATCGTCATAGCGGCGGCGCGCGTCGGCCAGGTCATGAATCGGCCGCAATGACTGCAGGCGATAGATCGCGACGTCGCAGGCGAGGCGGTTAAGCACTTCAGGCACGTCAGTCAGCGGCAGCGTGAAGCGGCCGCCGAGGTATCCGTCGATCTCGGCCGAGGCGTCATCCAGAGCCTGCTGAAGGACAGTGGTATCGATCGTGGTGATCGTCGGATCCTCGTTGGTAAGTTGAACCAGGTCGCGATTCGGATAGCGATTGATGATGTCCTGTGGTGTAGCGTAGCTCATAAGTCCGTTCGCTCCAGACCTAGGACAGGTACTCGCTTACGATCAGGTCCGCGCTGTTTCTCCAGATGTTAGTAGTCGAAACGCCGGAGCTGGCGCCGGCACCTGCCATGAACTCCGAATTGAGGAGCTGACGTCCTACTTCTTCGAGCGCTGGAGGTACCAGGAGGTAGACGCCCTTGCCGCTCGCCAGCGTGCCGAAAGGCATCGCGGCGTCAGTCTTGAGCGAGCGCATAGCAGTGCGCGCAGCGCCATAGTTGGTGGGATTCGAAAGGTCCTGGTTGCTCGCATACGCAAGCTGCCAGAGCCCCACTCCCGTGTTAGCACGGCCATCGACGCCATAACGAAACTCACGGCGCGTGAACACGCCCTCGTCGTTGATCGAACTCATGCGGGTCACGGCGTATTCGCGGCGTAGCTGAAAAATAAAAGGACGAATCGCGCGCGACGCATCGATCAGGAACCAGTATGGACCCGAACCTGAGCTATTGATGTTGGCGGCGGTCGAGTCGGCGTCAGCGCGGCCTAGTGGACCGACAGGATGCGTCGAGGAGAAGAACGGCTGGCCGTCATAGCCGACGACACTTGAAGGAGTCGTCACCGAGTTCTTGATCATCTGGAAGAGCAGCATGTCCGGATGCACCTTGGTGTCCCATCC